GGATGATTCAAGTGAGTTCATTGATCAAACTACACTGAACTTTTCATCCAAGGATCCCAAGGTGTCGTCTGGTGCCCCAAATGGGTATACTCAACAGCGGTGTGTTTGCAAGATCAACATCCCAAGGACGTTGGCCAATGGCAACCACACTGTTGATACCTTCACGCTTTCGCAGTCTACCGACCCGGAAACCTCCGCGGCCGATAAGGCTAGCGCTCGCGTGCTTGCTATGAACGTCCTGAACGATACAGATTTTACGTCGTTCTGGGACGAAGGTAGCATGGACTAAACACTCGTGGGTGAAAAAAGGAAGTTTTCGCTCGTCATTATAGCTATTACCACAGTCCTCGCTTTGTTACATGGCGAGGCAGTAAACGTGGTTCTAAAGCTAGAAGACGGGCGAGGGCAACCTACCCCCGAGCAGTCCAATTTGGGACCTCAATAACCCGCAATTTCGCGAATATGAGGTGTACGGCTTACTTTAACTAGGAGAACTTCCGATGAGTAAGAAACAGCAGCAGATCAAAAAGCCAACGCTCTTTGACCCTGGTAAGATAGCAACGGCTATCCATCAGGCAATTAAGCGAGATTTCGCAAGTGCTCAACAGATGTATGCACTAAACGATACCTCCACGCTTTACGCGTTTAACCGTCAGGTCAACGAACTCTTGAAAAAGTTCGTCCCCCCCGATGATACCAGAGAGGCTAGTCTGGAGTCTGCCACCTATGAGAAATTCCTTAAGGTGAACGACCACATGGCTGGTGTGAACGAGAAGTTAATCAACTACTTCCCGGATCATGCCGCCAGACCAGGCCCAAGCCACACGGAACGTGAGAACATCCACATCCGTGCACGTGCGTTAATGCACATGGTGTTGTCAGGCTTCGAGTATGATGAATGGTTCACTGAGTGTAAGAACTCGGCGGGCTCGACCCTAGGCGTGTCATATCAAGACACTTCCCAGGAGCGTAAATTCACATTCCCGATGACGGTGACTAAAGAGGCAAAACCCTTCTTAATCGGTGCACTCGACTGCGATCTTGAATTGCAGGCGGCGGTTTTTAATTACAACCGCTATACCCCAATTGGGGAAGTGTTCGAAGAAGTAGAGGGATCTCGCGCTACTACGGTTCCAAAATCGACTGAGATAAACCGCTTTATCGCAATTGAGCCTACTGGAAATATGTACCTCCAGCAAGGCCTGATGGCGATGATGTATAAGCGGATGTCGACTGTTGGTTTAGACGTTTCGTCTCTACCTGAGAAGCACAAGGAGCTGGCACGTGAATCGTCCATAAGTTGCAAGAACGCAACTATTGATTGGTCGAGTGCTAGTGACTGCAGCTCTCCGGAGCTATTGAAGTGGTTGTTACCACGACAATGGTACATGGCATGCGAAACTGTTCGGTGTAGGTCGACCCAAATCAATGGCGAGACCAGTACGTTGAACATGTTTAGCTCCATGGGGAATGCAACAACGTTCCCGATTGAGACGCTTGTCTTCTGGACTTATGCACACGCTGTTCGTCTAACCAAACTTGTTAGCCGGCAATCAGTACGCTGCCTTCCCGAATGGGAGGATCTTGCGGCTGTGTCGGTGTTTGGGGATGACTGCATCGTGCCTTCGGAACTTGCATCAGACTACATCGATGTGATAACCGAGGTAGGCTACATGGTGAACGACGAGAAGTCGTACTATGGAGCTGAGCAGTTCAGAGAGTCCTGTGGGGGAGATTACCTTGCAGGATACGACGTCAGGCCTTTTAACCTAAAGGCCCCTCACTCAACGCGGAAGTCTGCGCTCGAGGCTTGGTTGTACATCATCGCGAATCGTCTTTTAAAGAAATACATTTCGTATTTCGGGACGACTAGTTATGTGTATGACAAGCACTTGTGGCGTGTTCTCTTTGCGTTGTTTCGGCGAAACGGGTTTGAAGTTAAACTCGTTCCGTCGTTCTTTCCGGACGACTCTGGTCTCAAACTGTCGTATGACATATTGAGGTTCCAGCGTCACTATCGTATAAAGCTAAGTACGATAGCTGTTTCTAATCACGGGTCCGTTACCTTCAAAGCTCTGCGGTTTCAATATCGCAAGAGGCTGACGAGGCACGACGGAATCCGGATGGCGCTGTGGCTTAAAAACCCACGATTTGAGGATCATACCATTAGCAGTCAGAAATTTTGGCAGCCGAAGGCAGTTCCTTCTCACCATCTGATTAGACCCAACCGTAAAGTTGGAGGTTACGTAGTAGCCAAAGGGCTAACGTGCCATTGGCACGTTCCTACCGTCAGGTAGGCGCTTTAGCGGGCGAGCCCCGCTTAAAAACACGAGACCAGGCCACCGTCGTGTAGACGAAGACCTATGACCCCG